TGCCTGGCGGATTTATTGCGGATTTAGACCCGCAGTTGAATGGCTGGAAATACGAACAACCCCAGTCCATTGCCTCTGGCAATGTTACGAGCTTGCTCGACCAGCTTTTGAGCATATCCAAGGAGCTTTCCGGAGCTAATGAGGCGTTTCTGGGTGAAGCTCCCGGAGCAGATTTAAACGCATCGGCAATTATGGCGCTCCAAAGAGCTGCAAATACCCCGGTAGAGCGCATACGGAAGCGTTTTTACCGCTACCTTGAAGATGTGGCGCGGATTTGGGAGCTTTTCTACAAGCGGTTTTACCAGGAAGAGCGGGTTATCCGCATCCGTGGGGCAGAAAAACCGGAAGGATTTATTTATTTCCGCGGTACTGACTACTACGATTTACGGTTTGGCGTGAAGGTCCAGGCCGGAGCTGGCAGTGTTTATTCGGAAATTTTGCTTATTTCCGAGCTGAAAGAAATGCTGGCGAAGGGGTACATCAGTTTTGACGAGTACCTGGAGATGCTGCCAAAGCAAGCGTTCCCGTTCGCCGAGAAAATCCTTGAGAAACGGCGGCAAATGGCGGCTCGACAGGCCCAGATGCAGGCGATGATGGCCCAGGTGCAGGCGCAAGCCGGTGGGCAAATTCCACCGAATATGCCGCCAATGCCAGTTCCGATGATGATAGGGGGTGGTGAAAATGGCCAAGGGCAAGGGTAAAGGTAGCGAGAAACACCCCGGATTTGAGGCTGTTGCCCGGAAAATTGCCCGGAGAGAAGGAATTCCGATGGAAAATGCACGGGCAATTTTGGCAGCAGCTACCCGGAGAGCTTCTCCGGCTGCCAAAAGGCGTAATCCGAGGCTGAAAAGGGTAAAAGGTTAGCTTTTAAAACCACTAAATGGTGGTTTTTTCATATCAAAAACAACCTAATCGGGCGTTAAATTTCGCTAACGCCGCCGGTTAGCACAAAAATGGGAGGGTTTTTTATGGATGAGTTTGTTCAAAATGTTGATTTTTCGGGCGTAGAAACCGCTGACGCCGCCGGTCAGCAAATGGAAGGTGTTGAAATTACGTCTGAACCTGCCGATGAGGTATATCAATCTGCGGAAGGAACGGGCGTAGAAACTGATACTCCCGTCGCCGGGGAGCAAAAAACCACCGAAAAGCAAGGTTTTGATGAGCGGGTAGAGCAGGCTTTTGCTAAAAGATTAGCTGCTGCTACCCAAAAATACGAAGAAAAACTGCGTAAATTCCAGGAATTGACTGGCTATGACCTTGACGAAGCGCTTTCCTACTACGAGCAAAGGGCTCTGGAAGAGCAAAGAAGGCGCTACGAGGAGGCCGGTTTGGACCCGGACCTGATTATGGAGCTGATTAACCAGCACCCAACAGTCCAGCAGGCAGCACAGCTACTGCAACAGCAACAGGAACAGACCAGAATTCAGGCCGAAGTACAGGAATTTTTGCAAGAATTTCCTGACATAAAGCCCGAAGACATCCCGCAGGAAGTCTGGCAGTACAAATTCGAGCGGGGTGTGTCGCTTTTAGACGCTTACCTTCGGGTTAACTACAAGCAGCTTGCCGAGAAAATCCGGAGGGAAGCGGAACAGGCTGCAATTGCCAAGATAACGGGCCGTGATAAAGCCACAACAGGCCCGACTAAGGGCGCCCCCGGCCCTACCAAAACGAATATCTGGGAGCTTAGCTCTGCAGATTTCGAAAAACTTGTCGAGAAAGCCAAACGGGGGGAATTACGAGAATTGTAAGGAGGGATAATCAATGGCAACTCAAACCTATGCTGCTTTAACTGCTGAGCAGAAAACCTTTTATGACCGCGTTTTGCTTGAGCGGTTACTTCCCGAGTTAGTCCATGGCAAATGGGGGCAAAAGAAAAGCGCTCCCAAGAATGAAGGAGACACCATCAATTTCCGGCGTTTCAACTCTTTAGCTGCGGCTACCACTCCGCTTACCGAGGGTGTAACGCCGACCGGCAATAGCTTATCCATCACCACTATTACCGCTACTGTCCAGCAGTACGGTGACTACATCGAAATTTCCGACAAGATTTCCCTTGTTGGTATCGACCCGGTACTTACCGAGACGGTTCAGCTTCTTGGTGAACAATCCGGGTTAACTTTTGATACCATTGTCCGGGACGTTCTGGCTTCCGGTACCAACGTCCAGTATGCTGGTGGCAAGACGGCCCGCAACCTTATTACTTCCTCTGACATCGTAACAGCTACCGAAATCAAGAAAGCTGTCCGGACTTTGCGCCGGAACAATGTTAAGCCAATTGTTAATAATGCCTACATCGGGATTATTCACCCGGACGTTGAGTATGACATCATGAGCGACCCAGCATGGATTGACGTTTCCAAGTATGCCGCTTCCGAGCAAATTTTTGATGGTGAAGTCGGTAAACTCTTTGGTGTAAAATTCGTACGGACCGCCAACGCCAAGAAATTCCCTGGCGCTGGTTCTGGTGGTATTGACGTATATGCTACTTTGATTATCGGTCGCGATGCTTACGGTATCGTGGACATTGCTGGCTCTTCCAAGCCGGAAGTAATTGTCAAGCCGCTTGGTTCTGCAGGTTCTGCTGACCCGCTTAATCAACGACAAACTGCCGGTTGGAAGGCAATGTTTACTGCTGTACGCCTCCAGGAGCTTGCTATTCTGCGGCTTGAGAGCGCGGCATCTGCTTAATAATAACCTTACGGGCGGGGTTATCCCGCCCTTTTAATTTAATTTTTAGGAGGGTGATTTGTTTATGAGTACGAAGGAAAACAAAAATGTAACCGAAACTGCTGAAAAATTAACCGACGCGCAGCTTGATTATCTTGCAAAAGCTGCCGGTGAGGAAATTAAGAAGTTACCAAAAGTGAAAATTCGTATTCCAAAAGACCCGTTAAACCCGAAAGATGAGGTTGTACCGGTTTGCATTAACGGCTATATATGGCAAATCAAGCGGGGGGAAACTGTGGAAGTGCCAAAACCGGTAGCGGATATTTTAGCCGACGCCGGTTATATTTAAAGATTAACCCCGGAGAGGGGGTGTTTAGATGAATTTAGCGCAAATGATAAACGTTGTCAAAGAAATAACCTATGCTGATGACGACACTTTGATTACGGCCTGGCTTAACGAGGGCTATTTAGCCCTTGCCGAAGCGGCCAAAATTGAGGCAAGTACAACGCTAAACCTTGTTGCCGGTACTGACCTGTACAGTTTACCGGCTGATTTTGTTTCGTTGAAGGGCATTCAAATTGGCGATAAATGGCTTGAATGGATTGACGAGAAGGACATAATCGATTTAACCGGGGAGCCGTCTTATTATTACCTTCGGCAGGGGCAAATTGGGATATACCCCAAGCCAGCCGAGAACAGCACGGCGACTTTGTTTTACTACAAGTACCCGGCAAAAATGGTGAACGGTACCGATACTCCGGTTAGTCAAATACCGGAGCGGTATCACTATGCGATTGTGGAGTATGCTTTATCGAAAGCCCAGGCAGCGGACCGGAAATATGACCGGGCTGCCTATCACGAACGGCAGTTTTTGGCTGCCAAAGGTGATTTAATGGCACAGATTGGCTATGCCCAGGGCTTTCGCGGCAAAGTAAGGGTGGTGCTGTAAATGGACTTAGTCGTGGTATATAACGATTTCCGGGGTGGGCTGAATACCGACGCTGCCCCGGATAACATTTTGGACAATGAGCTTATGGTAGCGGACAATGTGTCCCTGGATAAGCGCGGAGGACTAATCAAGCGAAAAGGGACTGTACCGCTTAACGCTACCTCTTATGGTGCCCAGGTTGAACAGTTAATAGAATGGAAGCGAAACGATGGGACAACGGTATTATTGGCCGTTATCGGCACTACCCTTGCCAAAATCAGCGATGTAGACGGAACCAAAACTGATATTCAGGTGCTTAACCGCAATCAGATTGGTTGGTTTGCTTTTCAGGATAAGTTTTATTTCGTGGATGGAGCTGAGTACCGTGTTTACGATGGTAATACCGTTGCGGCAGTAACTCCAGCTTCTGGCTCCGATTTAACCCCGATTAAGCGGTGCAAGTGGCTGGTGCATCATCCCAAGAGCTTGAGGTTTTTTGCCGCAGGTGATGCCAACGACAAAGCAGCTTTGTATTATTCCGAACCCAACGACCCGACTTATTTCAAAGCCACTTCCAAGCTGTACCCGGCCAAAGCAGAGGGGCCTATCACCGGCCTTGCGGTATTTGGTACTGCGGTTGTTGTGTTTTACCAGAACGGGGCCTGGGTATGGAAAGGAGTAGACCCGGCGATAGATGCCGTTTGGGAGCCATTGCCCATTCGGCAGGGGACATTGTCGCATAAAAGCATTGCTTTAACGCCTAACGGCTTGACTTTTCTTGGCTTGGGAGGAATTTATACTGTTACTGCCGGTATTCTGGACTACAATATCACGTTACTTGCAGGGAGTGACCTTGTAAAAAACATTTCAAACAACAAAGTAACCAACTTAATTAAAGACATAGTCCATCCCGATACGACGGTAGCGGTCTTTGACCCGTATGCGGAGCTTTATATGCTGGCTTACGGAGACGATGTGACAAATCCGCGAAACAACAAAATCCTTGTGTTTGACTGGAATTTAGGCGCTTTTACGGTATGGACTGGTTTGCAGGCGAATGATTTCTGCTTGCGGGGCAACGGTGACTTGCTGATTGCAAGCAATAACTATATCCTGAAAGCCAATACCGGGTATAAAGACTGGGATGTGGCAACAGGGACATATAAAGCGATTAATTTCAAGGCAACAACAAAGCAGTATTCTTTTGGCGCGCCGTTTAACATGAAGTATCTTATTAAGTTTTTGCTTGCGGCAAAACAGTATACCAGCGAAGTCAGTAGTATTGATATAACGATAACTGCTGATTATAAGTATTACAATCTTACCGTAGGGCTTGATGAAAGTTTTATTTGGGGTGAACCGTGGGGGAACCCTTGGGGATGGACAGACTTAATCACAAAGGAAACAAAGGTGAAAGCAAAGGGCCACCGTTTTCAGGTGGAGTTTACCAATTGTGCTATTGACGAGCCTTTAGATATATACGGTTTTGCTTTTATGTATGAACTCGACGAACCGAGAGGGGTGAGAATTTAATGCCTCTGTACAGTAGGACCTTTAGCGCTGATGTCGGGCAAAAATCCGTAGGTACTGCAGGCCCCGACCAGATAGAATACGACCTTGATAACCTTTTTGCAGCGTTAGACCCTAACAAAACTTATCGTGATGGTCAACCAGGTGGTATTGGTACGGAAAAT